TGTGGTCACTCCAAGGGCTTTTCCGGCTATCGCTGCAGATGCGACGATGCCTTTCCCGATGCCTGCGGCAACAGCTCCGGCGGTACGCATTCCACCGAGGGATCTGATTCCGGCTTGTGCGCCTGCAATCGCTGAATTGAAGGAGCCGTCAAGTTCGCCCATAATCTTAATAGCTATCTTATATTCGCTCACTTCTTTTTCGTCACCTCCTTCAAATCAGCGCAAAGATCGATCAAATCAAATATGGACAGGTCCATGAAAAAGTTCAGGCCTGTCCGTAAGTTTATTGATAATGAAATGCAGAGCTTTCGAAGCTCAGTCATATCTTCGAGTCTTATTCCCCGCCGTAGAAAAAATGCGTTACCCTGTTCTTAACTTTGATAGCGTCACGCGGTTTCAGCGTTTTGAAGAATTCGATTGGAAGGCCGCTTGCACTTGCCGCTATGATCAGGATGTACTCCAGGTTCATTTCCGGAAGGACGGCAACCGTGCCGCTGTTGCTCAGTACCTTGTTGGCTTTGATCATATCAGCGGCTGTAATGTCATCGATCCCGGAAAGATCGATCTCTCGAATCTTCTGGCCTTCAAAATCATATGTCTTCGTCAGCTTGATGACGTAATTATCAATATCTTCAAGACCTTCGTCTTTTTTTGTTTCAATAACCTCTGCCATGGGGTATCTCCTTTCTTCTTATCAGACCTGCTTACGAATGGTTGCGAGCATGTCAATACCGTTCAGTTTAAACTTGAAATTAAGCTTATCCAGTTCAAGCGTCACTTTATTATTGATCGAGATCTTGATATACAGCACTTCGAGCTCGATCTCGGGTTCTCCCTTCTTGCCCTTGGTGACCTTACCGAGGTTCGTATTGGATGCTTTACCGCGAACCGCAATTCTGACAGGGTAGTATCCTGTCTCCCCGGTTGTCGGGTCCATGCACTGCATGGATGATCTGAGAACCAGCATCGGCGGTTTAGTGGTGTTCATCAGTTTAAAAATATCCTCGTAAAGCACGGAGAACGGGATCTTGACCTTGAGTGATGAGAACTGCCCGGTCACAGGATCCTCGATTTCACCGATAATGCCGGAACCTTCGATCGTGTCCGTGATCGCTTCCAGCTCACCCAGTTCGATCTCTCCGGATACGCCGATCAGCTTTTTTGCGTTTTCGTCATAGACGTTATAATGGTTTAATACCTCAGGGATTACCAGCTTACTTGCCATCTTTATTCACCTCCCAGAAGTGCGCTCTGAAGCATCGCCGTATCGTAGGACAAGATATTGTCGATCTCCTGAGCCGGTGTATACGGTGCGATATGCTGCCTGAATGTCATCTTGCCTGCCAGAATATCCGTGATCGGGTTATCTGCTTCCAGATATTCGATGTAGGCACCTGCCCACTTGTCCGGAGCATAAGCGCCGCAGCGGATGTTTTCTGAATCGACAATCGACTCGATCAGGATGAAATTCATCGGATCATCGACCTTATCGAAGTATGTCAGCAGGAAATTATTACCCTGCCAGTTGAACATCCTGCGTACAGCAAACCAGATATCTTTCGCATCCGTGCTGGACGGATAAGCGCCTGTGTAGTTGCCCCACAGCCTCCAGCCGTTCAGGTTGATCGCTGTCGTGACACCATATCCATTCACGGTGTTTGCCTGATCCTGATCGAGGGTTACGTCGGTACCGTCGGCCAGACATGCGCCTGTAATAGCAAGCCGTTCATTGGAAGGCGAAACGCTCGGCACATCCTCATTGTTCGCATCGGTGTAAGCGATCAGAGCGCCGACGATTGCAGAAGCTGCAAAAATATCGTCTCCGATCTTGACGGAAGGCCACAACACCATGGAGAATTCCGACGTATAGCTGGAGGAATTCTTTGCCGTCAGGCAGTCCGTGTACTTCTTAACTGTCGTCGTGTCAAGATCAAGGAGTGCCATCGCTTTGAAGCAACCATTGATATTCGCAGCCTTTGCCATCAGCGCAATGCCGACGGCCGGAACCTGAGACCATCCCGGAGCAAGGAGCAGCCCGGGAACGACACCAAGTTTCGGATATACCTGACGAATGACTTCCATGCCTGTCTCTGCGCCGGTGCTGACATTGTAAGCACCGATGATGTCGTTTGCCGTGATCGCCGACGGGTTCAGCTTGTTTCCTGAAACCTTAAGAGAAGCAGCAGATGCGTGTGCGCTCCCGTTAATAAGCGTTACAACAAGGTATCCGTCCTGATCGAATTCAAGCACGTAATCCTCGCCATTTACGAGCGCATCCGCACCGTCTTTTACGACGATGCCATCCTTGATCATTCCGAATTCCTTGACTGTCGCCTGCTTGTCTGTAACTACGTATTCCGCCTCAGCGACAGCTGTTTTGTGGATCGCAGGATCCAGGACATTGATGAATACGACAGGGTAAATCTGATAGACGTTTGCCATGGCGTACATGCTCTGGCAAAGCGTATAATTTTTGAAATCGCCACAATAACCAAGCGCTTCCATGGCTTCCTGCGCTGAATTCGCAAGGATCGGCTTATTGACCACGGATGCCGGATCATCTACCATGTTGACCGGAGCTGTGCCGACAACGACCTGAATCGCCGATGAGCTCTCGATCGGAGCCGATATCGGTGTGGCGCTCTCATAGATATAAATGCCATGCTTGCTCATGCTTTAGTCCCTCCTTTAAGCGTGAGAGCTTTATTAAATGCGCTAAATACATAACCTTTTTTCTCGCGGAGCATTCTGTCTGCAAGCGGATAGTCGAGCACTGAAATGAACAGGTTTTTCATTTCCGGTATTTTTTCAAATGCCACCTGCGCACCCGCAGGGATCTCCGTGTAAACCACATTTTGAGTAGCGATCCCAGGTATCGTGGGGCCGACATACATCAGTGGTTCCTGTACTTTCTTTGCCGGCGCAGCTTTTTTAACAGTATCCTTCGTAGCTGTTCCGGCCTGTTTTTTGTCTTCCATAAATCGGTTCACTCCTTCCTATTTTCGGGAGGTTGAATTTCAATTGCACCAGACCGAAGAAATACGGATATGTATCTTCATCCTGTATTGCCCAGTCCATAGCAGACTCGCAGCGATATGCTCTATCGAGCAAAGCTTCCTGAGAAAAGCGGTTCACGATGCGTTGTATCATGACCGCTATATGGTCATGACCTCCCATGTGCTCATCTGCGTCGTATGCGCCAAGCAGTATATCTACTGTTGTCAGCCACGGAGTAAAATCATCCGGCGTATTCGCCTCATCAATACGGACAATTGCATATGGAAAGAATTGAGATACATCTTCGTCATCATTCACTGCTTTTGGAAGAAATTGTTTATAAACATTTACTCCCACATGACGTTCTCCGTCAGGATTGATCGTAATGATATCTTTTAAGATGTTCTCAACTTCTATCATCAATGCTTTTTGAAAATGAAGGATATCCATAATTAATCACCAGCGATATCAACCAACGAGTTCGGCGATACGGCTATCAATGTGTTGATACAGCTTTTGTTTAATCTCAGGCTCTTTTGCGCCGTATACCTTTTTGTTTTCAATCATTTTCGGGCTGGTCGGCCCATGTGCAGCCCACAACGGGTATCTGCTTTTTGTCTGGCGCGCAACAAGAAGGTTGTTCATCTTCCAGCTCTTATTTCCATTGAAAGTAAACTGCGTATACGCTCCACGCTGAATTGCAATAGATGTACAGCCTCCACGCGGTGCTCTGTGTGAGTGCGATGTGGCATTATGAGCCGAACTGCTCGATATGATCGTCGCTGCCGTCCCCTGGCTTATAACACGCATGGAACTTCGAACACTTTTTTTGTACGAGTAAACAGACTTATTTTGTTTTGCCAGAATTGAAACCGCATTCTTTGCGGCGCGATTCGCAGCTCTTTTAATGACAGTAGGCGTCTGACTCTTTAGAGTACCAAGCTTCTTCTCTATATATGCGATATCGGCCTGGCTGATTTCTATTTTGTAGCCGCTCATGCCCTGTTCGCCTCCAGTGTGATGGAATAAACACCGTCTTCCTCGATAGCATCCGCTACGGTATAAGTTCTCTTGTCGAAGCGCAGAAGAGTGCCCTGTTTCGGCAGCGGACCGAAATCAGAAGCTGGGACGTAGATCAGTTTCTGCTGCAGATAAACGCCGTCCATGTGCTGATTGAACCGCTTCTCGCGCTCGATCTGTTCGATTTCGTCAACCTGGGCCGGCATTTCCACACCATTCACCATATGCATGTCAGAGAATTCCTCGACATTCAAAAAGATGCCCTTCACGTCCTCCGCGATCATCTCTTTGAATGACTTCATGCTTTACGACCTCCTACCCTGCGTCTCGGTTCATCCGGAATCCTGCCGACCAGTGCTTCCGGATCTCCGTCCGAGCTGGATCCTGTAAGCCCCGGTTTTGCGGTCTTCAGCCTGGCTTTCGGCTTTGGTTTGCTGGGCTCCTCGTCATCTACCCATTTAGCACTCCCAGCTTCGAGCCATGCGTTAACCGTTGCCTGATCGTCGGCAGGCAACGCATCACCTGCCCTGTACTGTGTGGAGCGGTACAGGACAGGAAGCATTGCCCTAAGTGTCACGCGTTAATTTTAACGAGGACAGTAGTTTCGTCGGCTGCCGCAGCCCGAACTGCGTACCCGATTTTCAGATTAGCATCGGACGGGCTTGATCCAGCTGATGCCGTTGCAGCATCATCTTTCCAGAAAACATTCGCGCCCGCTTCAATCGCTGCCGAATCTTTTGGAAATTCAAAAACACCTTCTACGTGAATACTTCCAAGCTCTCCCGGAGCAATGTCGCATCCAGCCACAGCGATCCTGCCGCCGAAAACGACAACTGCATTCGCCTCAATAACTGCTTCTGTGCTATTCACATAGTCGAGGGCCTCGCCTCTCTGCCAGAAACTAGCTTTTGCCATGACTCATCCCTCCTTTCATCAGGCGATCACATCGCCAAGATTCTTATAGATGCCGCGGAAATCACGCACAGAAATACCCCAGTCAAGCCAGATATCCCATGTGAAGCCGAGAGTTCCCGGTGTTTCCATCCTACGGACCGTCGGTGTCTCCTGGCCATTCAGATAATCTACCTGAATGCCGCGTGCAGACGCCTGATCAGCCATCATAAACCACGGACACTTGCCAGCGCCCGCCATCGCATTAAGCAGCGGAGACTGGACGATCTGAAGCGGATAGTTGTACAGCGGGTTGATGTCGTTGTGATCGGATCCGGTCACCTGTGCGCTGTGGAAAATCACGGCGAGATCGAATTCGTATCCGACCGGCACGACGATGATCCTCGGCGTCATGTAGATCGGTTCTCCGAACTGATCCGTCTGCTTCTGCATCTGCAGGATCATAGCCTGGATGGACTTCTGTGTCGGTGCCTCGCCTGTGCCGGCCACGATGTTCTTGTGGTCTGCATGGAAGAGCGTTTTCCCGTCATAGATCGCCGAGTTGTCGAACAGGATCTTATAAACCTGCTTATCGATAGTCTTTTTCGCTGCCGTTGCATAGAGCCCAGGGACACGGGTCAGGAATCCGATATCGTCATTGACGAAGGCCTGACGCGTCATGCTGAACTGCTTTGCATATGTATCGAGCTTGCGCTGCGGCAGCAGTTCCGTTCTCGGAAGATCAGGCTTGATCTCGCCATTTTCCGGAACCTTCAGGAAGTCACCGACGCCGCCGATCACATACTCATGATCTGCAGTGGTCTTGAAGTCCGGGAGAGATCCCTTTGTAGTGATTTCCTGGAAAGTTGTAGGCACGTGGTTATACAAATCCACGATGCTCTTGCGGATCGTCTGATCCATGATGGCCGGGAAAGCTGCAGACGGATTGTAGAACTGCCTTGCAAGCTCGCTATACAGGTCATCAGAGCTCATGCG